ATGAAGCTGATTCTGGACACAGAAGCCAAGACCTTGACGATGGATAACGCAGGCCAAACCAAGGTGCTTGACCTCTATTCGAAAGCCGCCTTCGAGGCGATCTCCCGCGAATGGGTGCGCGTGGGCTGGAACCAGAAATACCAGTACACCTTCAGCTGGATGGGCCGGCCTGTCATTCAGCTGCCCGAAGACATGATCCGTATGCAGGAAGCGATCTTCCAGATCAAGCCGGATGTGATCATCGAAACCGGCGTGGCACATGGCGGCTCGCTGATTTTTTACTCCAGCCTGTGCAAAGCGATGGAGAAAGGTCGCGTGATCGGCATCGACATCGAGATTCGCCCGCACAACCGCGCAGCCATCGAGGCGCATCCCTTGAGTGACCGCATCACGCTGATCGAGGGCAGCTCCACGGCTCCGGAAATCGTCGCGCAGGTGAAGTCCTTGGTGCAGCCAGGCGAGACCGTGCTGGTGATCCTGGACTCGAACCACACCTACGCGCACGTTGCCGACGAACTGGAAGCCTATGCCGATCTGGTGACGCCAGGTTCTTACATCGTAGCCACCGACGGCATCATGTACGACTTGGCTGACGTACCACGCGGGACTCCGGAATGGGCGACCGACAATCCGACTTGGGCTGCGCGCGACTTTGCCGCAAAGCACCCGGAGTTCGTGATTGAACAACCCGCCTGGCCGTTCAATGAGAGCGAGCTTGAACAGAACATCACCCATTGGCCAGAGGCATGGCTGAAGCGGGTTTGATCCGTGATTACCTGGTTTCGGCCGTGAATCGCTGAAAACTACCTTGATCGATAGATGGCAATTTATTTCCCACAAAGCAAGGGGCACCAAATTTCTGATGCGAAGTTTGTGGCTGCCTGGTATCTGTGGTTTCAGCGCTTTGGTCCCTCTGGTAGCGCCCCTGGAACGGACTTCATGCCTATTCTCTGCGAGCATGTGTCCTTGTCGGAGCAACTGAGAAGGCACCGCCATTTTTCACTGGATGTCATGAGCCGGATACTGTCCCCCGATCAAGATACCGCCCAGGCCACGCTCCCGTTTCGGGTTGCCAACCAACACATGATTGAATGCAATCGTTTCATGCGGTTGCCCTCCGGACGGTCAGTCAAGGCGGCACGACTGACCGCGCCAAGCCGGCTCATGCTCAGATACATCGAAGAGGACGAGTTGCAAGGGGAAATTCGTCAGATTGAAAAGTTGCTGAAGGTTGTTGGTCCGATGGGATTGGACAGTGACAAAGTGCGTTCCAATCGTGAGTGAGAATTGCCTTCTCAATCTGCAGGCCGAGCTTGCCGACCTCGCCGCCATCGAAGCCGAGGCCATCGCCTGGCAACCGCTGAGTGATGGCACCTATCTCCATCTGGGCAAGCCGGATGAGGAAGAGGTCGTGATCACCGTGGTGGGCGTGCCGGATGCCTCGATGGCGGGGATGAACGTGCTGCTGGTGGGGTGGTGATGAAAAGCTTCAAGGAATTTATTGCTGAATCGGCAGAGACCGAAATCGATTACCTGATGCTTGAATTGACCGAGGAGGTGTCGTCTTTGCCTCGGCTGAAACCTCTCACCGAAGGTCGATGGGAGCCTGCAGGTTAAAGGACTTCATGATTCGGGTCGATCCCATGCGGCCAGAAACAAAAGAGCAACGACACGTTCATATCGCTCGTGAAAAACATACGTCAGCCAAGAATCAGCAGGTTGCATGGAACCAGGACGGCTCCAGGCACGACAGAAAAAGTTTCAACGCGGGGCTTGGTCAGCAAGACGCCGTCAGGAATATCGCAGCACAAGCGCTGAACATCAGCCGGGAGCTTCTTGAGACATTGGGCTCGGGTACCTTCGGGGCTGGTGGACTCCTTCTAGAAGGAGCGGAGCCTCACGTCATTGTCTGGCGGCTTGCCGTTCGCCGTTAACAAAACAGTTGACGGCAAACCTTCACGTTCTCTACAATCATCGTTAATCAATCACGCAACGGTTAACGATCATGGGCTTCGGCACCTTCATCCGAGAAAAACGCGAGCAGGCCAATGTGCCGATGAACGAGTTCGCTCGCAGCCTGGGCATCTCGCCGGCGTACTGGTCGCGCATCGAGCGCGAACTGGAGAAGGCGCCCAAGGACGAGTTGATCGTCAAGGCTGCCGAGAAGCTCGGTCTCAATCCTGACGAGGCCTTCATCGAGGCCAGCCGGCTGCCGCCGGATATGCAGAAGGACGTCAGCACCGTCGTTCGCCTGTATCGCAAAAACCTGGGTTAAGGCGGTGACGAATGCCAGCGCTTTCCCTGCGGTATGACCATTGCTCCCTTCGTAAGCCCCGTTACCTGAACAAGCTCGCCATCGAAACGGTGGCACGAGAGGCCAGAGCACAGCTTTTGCCACCTGGCGCAGATGCGCTGACGCTGGAGCAATTGGCGGCCATCTCCGACCTGACCATCAACGGCTTGCCGTACCAGCTGTGGGTCAGCCTGGAACACCCGGTCACCGATGAAGATGGCCTGCCCGTATTGGGCCTGTGCGAGTTCGACCCAGACTGCGGCGAGGATGCGGTCTCTGTGCTGGTCTCTCCAATCGGTGAGCCGCTCACCCCTGAACTGGCGCTGTCCACCTTCGCCCACGAACTGGGCCACGCCATCTTCGACGCCCCCGCTTGGTTGATCGCTGCCAAGCAAGGACCGGGGCTCTTCGACGAACCCGATACCAGTCAGCGCCGTGCTTACCGCACCGCCACGCCGGATGCTGAACATCTGGGTGCTATGGCGCTGCCGCAAAACACCGCCCTCGAAAAAGAAATCCGCATCGCCGAGTTCCGTGCCAACGAGTTCATGGGCTCGCTGCTGGTACCGCGCGACCGCCTGGTGGAGCTGGCGGTGGCCCGCGCGCCGGACTTCGATGTCGGCATCGAGCGTGACGGCGGCCTCTCCGACGAGTTGCACGCCGCGACACCCCGCTTGGTCGAGCAAGGCATCTTCGGCTTTGTCGGCATGGAAAGCCTGCGACGCGAGCTGGCTGCGAGCTTTGGCGTGAATCCCAAATTCATCCGGGTGCGGATGGAGCGCTACGGGCTGCTGCCCACTCTGCCTGGTAGAGGACAAGGATGAACTGCTGAACAAGTGCCTGACACGCCGGCCTAGTGCCGGCATTTTTTGAACGCTGCGATTAACACTTCGCGCAACGGATTAATTAAACGCCACTCGTAAAGGAGAACAATAATGGCAGAGGTCCAGGGACAAGAGAACCGCGAGTCAGATCCGGCGGCCCTCGCCGCAGAGGCGTCTGCTACGGGTGGCGGCAAACCGCGCAAGCCACGGGCTACCGATGGCGGGCCGGAGATCCTGCCCGATATGGGNCACTACGTGACCCTGGTGCGCAAGATCAAGCATCGCGCGCTGGTAGCGCACTGGCTGGCGCACCTGCACCCGGACCCACTGCCCACCATTGAATGGGAGCACAAGGTCTGCACCAGCTACAAGCAGAGCTTGTTCACAATGGTCGCAGGCCTGCCCGGTGCCATCCGTCAGCGGCTGGAGGAAGCCGCGCAGCGTATCCTGCTGCTGTCGGATGACTTTGGCTGTGAGGCCGTCAAGTCGTTGCTGAGCGAGGACATTGATGCCGAGCAACAGGCAGTGGCGGATGCCGGTGACAAGTACGGCCGTGCGCTCTACTTGTATCTGTGCCGCCTGGCGGACGACAGTGACCGCCGGTTCGAACAGGCCGAAACCGCTCGCCAGCAGAACAAGCAGTGGAAGTCCGAAGCCTACGCCAGCCACTTCCGGGGACCGAAGGCGGTGGATATCACTTTGGACGACACGCTGAAGGATAAGCTCAAGACGGCGATTGCCACCATCTACCCGCAGGCGCCACTGCAGGATGTGGTCATCGAACATTTCCAGCGCCGTGATCTCACCCAGGCCGAGGACCGTGGCGGCGAGGACGAGTCGGCTCCGGTCTGGTTGCACACCATCGTGGTCGGCTTCAACGGCAAGGAAACCCACTGGGACAAGATCGTCGACGGCGAAGTGACCACGCGGCACGATCAGGCCCTGCAGCGCATCATCTACTCATATGAGCCGAGCACCGGCGCGCTGTCGGTGTTCTGCGATGACAAGCACGCGCGCCGTGATCTGGCCAAAGCGCTGCGTGATGTGGTGCTGGCCAGCGACACGGAAATCGCCGAGATGCCGCTGCGCGAGTTCAGCCTGAAGGCCTTCGGCAGCGCCGAGGTGTTCAACCTGCTTAAGCCCGAACCGGGCGATGGTATCGAGCGCATCAGCATCAACCTCATCAAGGTAGCCAAGCGCCTCGAACAACAGGGCGAAGACGGCACGCTGGAAGTCACGAGCGGCATGACCATCCACCGCGACCGCCGTGATCAGCGCGATGTCTATCGGGTGGCCCGGGAAGACTACAAACAGAACGATCTCAGCGGGTTTGACTTGGTGCAGGTCAAGCTGGTGCTGCGCATCGCCAAACAGAAGGACCGCCGTGCCCACAATATCGTCGTGCAGATCACTGCGCCCAACGGCCTGAACGACAACGCCAAGACCGAGGATGAACGCCAGCTGGTGATGCGCCTGCTGAAGCGCTGGCACATCGTCACCGAGTTCTGAGGAGGCGGCCGATGCTGACAGAAACACTGCAACGGTTGGAGCGTTTGGATGGGATGGATAGCACGCTGTTCGGCAGAGAGCTGTTGAGCTTTGGCCGCTTGCTGCTGGACCGGGGCTGGATCGCCGCCATTGGTTACTTCAGCCACATCGATGTCGAGGTAATGGACGACATCTTTGAAGAGGTCGAGGTCACGGTCGACGAAGCCGCAGGCCGCTACACCTATCCGCACCCATTCCGGCGCAAAGTGATCCTGAGCGGTTCCTTGCACGAGATCACCCGCTACCGTTTCCAGCGCGAGCCCTTCTTTGACCACCTGGCCACCCTGCTGGGCATTGAGCCCCGGTTTGCCAGTCGCCGGCGTTGCCTGGTCGAGCATCACCTCTGGTATCTGGGCGACCTCCGTGTCGGCAACCGCCATGCTTTTGCGCCGATGTTCTTCGGGCGACGGCTCAAGGACGCGCCGGCCGAGCAGGTCACCACGGCCTTGTCCGACCCGGCGTTCGGCACGGGTGGTGTGGTGCTGGCGCTGACCGATCCGAAGCTGGCTTTGCCCCACGGCCACCAGGTACGCGCCATCAAGGATCTGCTGATCATGGAGGACGGCGAGGAGCAGTTCGATCTGCCGGTGCTGGAGCGGATTTTGGTCGGGCTGCCCGCAGACCCGGCCGACGAGCCCGAGGAATGGTTTGATCCCAAGACGGGTGGGCTGCGACTGCAGCATCTGCAAGAGACGGCGTACTTCTCTGGCATCCAGTCGCAAATCGTCGAGTTTTTCTGGAAATCGCGCCACGGCGCGCCGTTGTCATGGGCAGAGGTCAAGCGCCGGACATTTACAGCCAGCAAGGGCATTGATGACGCCTTCAAAGGCCGGGATTGGTCGCAGTGGATCGAGCGAGTTGGCCACGGAAAACTCAGGCTGCGAACATCCCGGTCGGCGTAGTGCCATGGTAAGCCTGGGCTGAACGGCAGACCTGACGACTCAGACGAGCTGAGATCAATGGGCGCCATCCGCCACTGAGGTGGATGGCGCGAGGCAAGCGTTTCCAGGGGCCGTCAGGCGCCTGGGAATGGGTGCGTTTCTGGTCTGCTCTGCATCAAACGCGTTACGCGTCTGCCTCGTCCAGGTCGTAGTAGCTGTCGTCGACGCCAGCGCCGATGTCGAGCTCCATATCGTTCATGAGGCAAACCCGCCCAGCCTTCCAGATCCGCGCAACGCCTTTGACCAGGATGTTGTCGCCGCTGAACGGCTTGTCGGGGTCTTGATCCATACCGACGTTGCCTTCGACTGGGATCTCCCAAAATTCGCGGCAATCCTTCAGCGCCTCATCGGGTTCGGTCGCCTCAAGGTAGGCTCCTTCGAAGTACGCGTTCGTATTGGCGGCCGCGTCGGACACGGCATCGTGATCCATCACCGTGTCATTGGCAAACGGGACCACGACATCTTCGATAAAGTCAAGCGGGGTCAGGAAAACGGCTGGCGGTTCAGGATCACTCTTGATGGCTGTGGCAATCGCCTCGGTAATCTGATCTGACGCCGCACCATAGCCCAAGGATGCTGCGCGGGCGGACAGGCCAGCCACGTCCAGGATGACAAAGTCTGCCCCAGCAATACCGGGAGCCTCTTCGGTCGATGCTTGGATGGCTGCCAGACTGCCATACCCGAGGCTGGCAGCAAGCAACTGCTGCGTGTGGCCCAGCGAAATGGAAACACCGGACGCGACGAGGGACTGGCGGGCGACAAACGCGAGGGAACTGAAGTCGGACTTCATTGAAATTCTCCAAATTCTGCGCCGGACGTTGAGCGATTACGCATCCAGCACAGTGGGAATCCCAATGGTCGGATGAAAACTTCAGGGTGCAGCGGGATGACCTTTTTTGAGCCGCTCACAACTCGGGCTGGTGCCTGCGCCGAATTTTACGCCAGCGAATGAAAGGATTCAACGCGCCAGGCAAGGCGCCAGGCAAGGTGCCCGGTGGTCTTTCCGGAAAGTTTTCAGGAAATCGTCCGGACATCTTCCGGAAATGGATGCGAAGAATGGGTAACTCCTTAACCACCAAGGAGTTGCGAAATGCAAACCCGTTCTTCGGCCCTCGCGGCCACCCCACAACCGACTGCTACTGTCCTCGACATCGGCAGTCTTCCCCTCCAACTCGAAGACCTCACCCGCGAGCGCATCAAGGCGTTGCCCAAGCCGGCGCTGCAGGAACTCTCCGTTCTGCTCGCCGAAATGGACCGTGGCATTGGCCACGCCCGTGAGCAGCTGACCGCCGCGCTCGATGACCTCTACGGCGACGCTGCTCGTGCGCAACTGCTCGACGCCGGCAAGGACACTGGCACCACGCATTTGACCGATGGCGATCTGGCCGTCACGGTCGAGATCAAGAAGTCGGTGTCCTGGGATCAGGATGAGCTGGCCACCATCGCGCAGCGCATCGCCAGCAATGGCGACGACCCGGCGGAATACATCGATGTGAAGTATTCGGTCTCCGAGCGCAAGTTCGCCGCCTGGCCCGAAACCCTGCGCCGTCCGTTCGAGGCCGCCCGCACCCTCAAACCCGCCAAGCCGGCCTTCCGCCTGGCAATCGTTGGGGAGGGCAAGTGATGGCACTCCCGATCATCAGCGCTGACCAGCGCTTGTCAGAAAAACGCTGCGCCAAGGTGGCCCTCGTCGGCGTACCGGGTGCCGGTAAAACCTCCCAGATCCGCACGCTTGATGCTGAGCGCACCTTGCTGGTGGACACCGAGGCCGGCGATCTGTCCATCCTCGACTGGGCTGGCGACACCCTGCGCCCGCGCACCTGGCCGGAGTTCAAGGACCTGGTGGTGTTCCTCGCCGGGCCGAGCCCGAGCGCTTCACCCGAGCAGGCCTTCTCGCAGGCCCACTTCGACCACGTCTGCCAGAAGTACGGCGATCCGGCGCAGCTGGCCAAGTACGACACCTACTTCGTCGACAGCCTGACCGTGCTCTCGCGGATGTGCCTGGCCTGGTGCAAGACCCAGCCGGCGGCCTTCTCCGAAAAAACCGGCAAGCCCGACACCCGGGGCGCCTACGGCCTCTTGGGCACCGAGATGATCGGCGCGCTCACGCACCTGCAGCACGTGCGCGACAAGCACGTCATCTACGTCTGCATCCTCGAAGAGAAGCTGGACGAATTCAACCGCCGCATCTACCAGCTGCAGCTGGAAGGCGCCAAGACCTCGGCCGAGCTGCCGGGCGTGCTCGATGAAGTCATCACGCTGGCCATCCTCAAGGCCGACGACGGCACGCCGTACCGCGCTTTCGTGACCGGTGCGGACAACGCCTGGGGCTTCCCGAGCAAGGACCGCAGCGGCCGGCTCGACCCCCTCGAAGAACCCCACCTCGGAAAGCTGATCGCCAAGTGCCTCGGTCGGGACGCCGTTGCTGCGCACGTCACCGCTTTCCCGAACGCCACCCCCGAATCCAACGCATCCCAGGAGTAACCCGCCATGTCCAACTGGAACGATTTCAACGACGCTGAACAACAGCAGTCCTTCGACCTCATCCCGCGCAACACGGCGGCCAAGCTGCGCCTGAGCATCAAGCCCGGTGGTTTCGATGACCCCAGCCAAGGCTGGACCGGTGGCTGGGCCACCCAGAGTTTCGAGACCGGCGCGGTTTATCTCGCCTGCGAAGGCGTGGTGATGGAAGGCCCATTTGCCAAACGCAAGATCTGGTGGAACGTCGGCCTGCACTCGCCCAAGGGGCCGACCTGGGGGAACATGGGCCGCACCTTCATCCGGGCGGCGCTCAACTCCGCGCGCAACGTCCATCCCGCTGACAACAGCCCCCAGGCGCAGGCGGCTCGTCGCATCAGCGGCTTTGCCGACCTGGATGGCCTGGAGTTCGCCGCGCGGATCGACATCGAGAAGGACGGCCGGGGCGAGGACCGCAACACCATCAAGGCGGCCATCGAGCCGGACCATAGGGACTACGCCCTGGTCATGGGGGTGGTACCCAAGGGTGGCATGGGCAATGCGGGCGGCGGCCAGTCGGGTGCGCCGGCAGCAGTCGCGGCACCGACATACACACCTCCGGCTGCCCACACCCCTTCATCGCGTCCTGCCACTTCCACCGTCCCCAGCGGCAAGCCCGCCTGGGCGCAGTAAGGGGGGCGTGACGACGATGAGCACACCTATCCTGACCACCAGCCACTACGGCGTGGTGCGTTTTGGTGACCTGGCGGTGGAGGCCGTGGTGCTAGAAGACGGCACCCGTGGCTATGTGCAGCGCCAGTTGGCCACCGCCATCGGCCTGCACGAATCGCGCCGGGGCAGCCAACTCAAAACCTTGCTGTCCGATGTCGCCCCGGGTGCAGCGGAGGTCTTGCAGGAGAACGCCTGCAGCATCCGCCTACCTTCGGGGCAAACCACGGCGTTCTTTCCGGCCGGGGTGATCAGCGAGGTCGCCTCGGGCGTGATCGACGCCGCGCTCGAAGGTCGACTGCACCGCAAACGCCAGCACCTGGTGCCCAACTGCCAGCGCATCCTGAAGGCCCTGGCCAAGACAGGTGAGGTCGCGCTGATCGACGAGGCCACCGGCTACCAGTACCACCGCGCTCCCGATGCGCTGCAGGCCTTGATTTCGCGCCTACTGCGTGAGCGCGTGGCCAGCTGGGAGCGGCGCTTCAGCCCAGACTACTACCGGGCGCTGTTTCGTCTGTTCGGCTGGCACTACCAGGGCCATCAGCAAAACCCGCCGGCGGTGATCGGCCAGATCACCCTGCGCTGGGTGTACGACGTGATCATGCCCCGCGAAATCATCGAGGAGATCAGGAACCGCAAGCGCCTGTCCGATAAGGCCCACCAGTGGCTCTCTGAAGGCGGACTCGCCCTCCTGGAAAAGCAGATCCACGCGGTGACCATGATCGCGCGCTCGTCGATGACTTACCGCGACTTCGACACGCGCTGTGCCACGGCGTTTGGCAGCCAGCCGCTGCAGATGACTCTCTTCATTGGTGCGCTGGAGGGAGGGCAATGAATGGCCGGCCAATGCTGGGCTTGCCGCCGGCAGGCCCGTGGCTTCGGCCACAGCGACAACCGCTTCAAGGTCGGCGAGGCACGCCGGTATCCGATGGACTGGGTCTTTTGCAGCCGCAAATGCCAGGACGCGTTTCACGCGCTCTACGGCCAGTGGCTGCGAACCGACCCCAGGCAGGAGGACGTGCTCATGGTTGATCCGACCGAATTCGAGCGCGCGGCGATGCGCGCCTGCCTGAAGTGCTTCGGTGAAGCTGCCGGCGAGATCGGCTTTGACAAACCCCTGGGTCACTACAGCGAGGCCGAGGCCTTGCAGGTGATCGAGGCGATTGTCACTGGCTGGACGGAGGCCATGGCGGCTCACCACCAACAGGCGAAGTATCCGCCGGTGCGGGGTGTCGAGCCGTATGAGACACAGGCGCCGCAGCCGGTGGCCAGTTTGGAGCCGGCTACTGCAGCCGCGCCTTCTCCGGCAGCAGCCTTCGATCCGGCCAACCCCTTCGCTGATCTGGAGGACGATCTGCCCTGGGAGACTGGGGAGCCGGTGGTGGCCAAGGGCACCCAGCGTGGGAGGGCCAAGTGATGTTGGACTTCAATTCCACCTCGACCTTTCCTGAACGCTTCGAGGCCTTGATCGATGCCGGGCTGCAGGTGCGCGAGCAACAGCAGGCGAAGCGTCAGTACCTCGGGGCCTCTCGCCTTGGGGTGAGTTGCGAGCGCCAGCTGCAGTACGAGTACGCCCAGGCGCCGGTCGATCCGGACAAGGGCTTCTCGGGGCGCATCCTGCGCATCTTCGAGCGCGGCCACCGCATGGAAGACGCCATGGTCGGCTGGCTGCGCGCAGCGGGCTTTGTGCTCAAGACCGAAGGCAAGGATGGTCAGCAGTTCGGCTTCTCGGTGGCCGATGGCAAGTTGCAGGGGCACTGCGATGGCGTGTTCGTTGGCGGTCCCGAGGGCTTTGCCTATCCGGCGCTGTGGGAGAACAAATGCGTCGGTGCAAAAGCCTTCCGTGAGCTGCAGAAGTCAGGGCTTGCGGTCTCCAAGCCGATCTACCACGCCCAGGTGGTGACCTATCAGGCCTATCTCGGACTGCACGAGCACCCGGCGATTTTCACGGCGGTTAATGCTGACTCGATGGAGGTCTACGCCGAGCTGGTGCCGTTTGATGCGGCGCTGGCGCAGAAGATGTCCGACCGGGCCGTGCGGGTGATTCAGGCGACCGAGGCCGGGGAGCTCTTGCCGCGCGCCTTCGCCGAGGCCAGCCACTTTGAGTGCAAATTCTGCAGCTACGCGCAGCGCTGCTGGGGAGGTGTGTGATGAGCACAGCTTCCAAGCGCAACAGCGCACGCAAGACCTACCGCACCGAGTGGGTGGATCGCTGGTCGCCCCCCAAACCCCTGGTCGGGCTGCAGGCCATCGAGAAGGTGTTGAACCGTCACACCTTCCTCGTGTGCCCGGAGTCCAGACTGGTGGTGGCGGTGCTCGCCCGCGCGATCCACGACAGCCTCAGTCTTTCCAACCGTCGGATGCGGCGCGAGGCCAGGCGTTTTCTGCTCGGCGACGACCTCACGCTCTGGTGTGACCTGGTCGGCTTGCATCCGGACTTTGTGCGCTTCGTGGCACGCAAGGCTGGCTATCTCGCGGACGAGAAGGCGCATTGGCAGAAGGTGCCGATCAAGGTGCCGGTACCTGCCGAGCCGGTGGTCAGCGCCAGCAGCGCGCCCGTGCATTCCATCACCTGCCACGCCCACAACCATCCGCCACAGGGAGGACTGATCCATGCTTGATTTCAATTCGGTGCCGCCGGTGGCCAATGCTGCCGGTGGTGATCTCAACGCACAACGCGACGCCATCCGTGCTGATCTGCTGGCGCGGCTGGAATCGGCGCTGATGACGCTGCTGCCAGCCGGCAAGAAGCGCGGCCAGAAGTACCTCGTCGGCGATGTGCTGGGCAGCCCTGGCGATAGCCTGGAGGTGTCGCTCAAGGGCGAAACGGCTGGCCTGTGGCACGACCACGCCACGGGTGAAGGCGGTGACATCTTCGATCTCATCGCCGCCCACCACGGGCTCGACACCCAGGCGGACTTCGCCCGGGTGCTGGAGATCGCTGGGCAACTGGTCGGTCGGGCCACCAGCCATCCCCCGAAACGCAAAAAGCCGGAAGTCCCGGTCGAC